TGAAAACTGAACCGGATCTTTTAACTCAGCTAGTTCCTTTGCTTTCTTAGGGTTTTTCCCTAGTGCGTAAATGAGTTGTACAGGATTTTCGCTTCCCTGCAATAGAATTCCTTGTTGAGCAATCGAGAAAGTATCATTTACGACTGCCTCTGCTTCATCGTAATCCGTAGCGCCAAACGACTGCTTGCCAGTAGCGTAATTATTGACCTTCTGTTGCCAAGCTTGCTGTTCAGCTTCCTGCTGCTGCCGGACTACTCGTTCACGATCCTCAACTTCACGTTTGCGGTTGTACCATTGTTCCAACTGAGATTCGTAGACATTAGTGTCGAAATCACAAGTCTCCAAACTTGGCTTTGTACCCAGGGCGACTTGCTCAACAGGACTTGCTGCTTTAATACGGTCCTGTAGCTCTCGATTCTCCCGTTGAAGCTCTCGATTCTTCTTTCTAACGTCTCGCACCCACTGAGGAGCAGGCTTGCTATCTTCCTCGTCTGGTTCTTCACCGGCGATGGAAACGACAACGTCATCTGCCGGTTCTTCGATCTCTTCTTTTTGCTCTGGTTCGGGTTCCGGCTCAGTTTGCTCAATGGGTTCTTCCGGAGTTTCAACTGCCGGTTCTTCGAGTTCGAGGTCTTTGTCTTCAGTTTGATCTACTTTCATTGTTGTGGATTACTCTGCATGGGAGCAGGAGGTTGTGGTTGCTGCATTGGTGCAGCAGCAGCAGGAGATCCTTGCACTCCGCCTTGGGGAATAAAGGAAGGTACTGCTCGCTGCACCATCTCAAGGTGGTTCAAATCCACCCTGGAAAGTGTTTCCAACGCCTTAGCGTGTTGCTCGTCCGCCTTTGCGGCGATCAAAATGGTATCGGCCCTAGCCTTGACTGCTGCTGCCGTTTCTTTGTCTGCCGCGGCCATGATGTAAGTGTGTTCGGGCGTAGGCATTTGATTCTGCATCTCTGCCATCATTTCCTGCTTCTCTTGTTCGGTAGGTTTAACCACACCCATGCGCAGCAACTGCTTCCGGAAGTATTCTCGCACATCACCGATGCCTTCTCCCTCCATGTTCATCATAATCATGGAAGAAAGCACCTTCAGCATCTCTGGGTCTTGAGTCATTGCCATCATGCCAGTCAACGATTTGACGGTAGCTGTGCGCTTGCTGGCACTCGTAGGCCCAACTTCCACGATCACATCGAACACGGCCTTAGTCATATCGTTCTCCATCTCGATCTCGCCCGTATTCTGGTTCATGGTGGGTTGCATCAGCTTGATGAGTTCCACTTTTCCATTTCCAGCAATGGTCTTCATCTTCCGGTCGCTTTCGATGAACACATCCCGCGCCATTGACAGCCAGATCTCGCCGGAACGCTTGATCGACCGGCCCATGTTATCCATGTAGATGAAGCTCTGATTGCTCAGAGCATTCTGAATCATATCCTCTGCCTTGCCGGTAACGTGCGTGAGCATCTTCTCCGCGTTCTGACCGTTCCCCAGCACCTCCTGCATATCGATTTCGGTGATCTGTAGCAGTGCCGCCATTGCAGGGGGCGGAGTAGGCGACTTGGTATACGCAATTGGTCCAGCGGCTTGCTGGTTTCCGTTCATATCAGTCAACGGATTAACCAGCAGGTAAGGAAAGTTCCGTAGGTTGTCTTCAGACCACATCACCTGGTGACCGGCCACCTGCTCAGGTGTAAAAATCGGCTTTTCAACTGACGAAATCGCACTGATTTCCGCCAGTTTGGACAACTGCATGTTTTTTAGGCGCTGAACGTCCTTGGCAAGCCGGATATGTCCCATGCAACGCTCGACGTTGTCCACAAACCACCGTTTTCCGTACACTGGAACGATTGGGATGTTGTTTCCGGCCAGTACTCCACAATCTTCCAGCACACTGTTGCCGGACATGATGTACTTATGACACTTCTGCTGTTTTAACTTCTTCTCCCGCACTTTTTTCCAGCCCAATTTCTTGAGCGTAGGCCAATCATTCTCCATCTCGGCCTCGGATAACGTCTTTTCCTCGCCCATTAGACTTTTGATGTACGTCACTGTCTCGGTCACTTCTTCAATCCGATAGTATTCGCACACATAAACAACGTCTGGAGTAAGCCAATCAAACCTCAATTGCTGAATCGTCTTGGGCCAGGATACCGGATCATCGTTAAACTCCGCCCGATACGCGGCAGGAGTCATCGAGGACAGAACAAAGCACATTTTTGCGTCCGATTTGTCATACCGCTTCCCGTTCAGATCCCAAAAAACGCTACTGTCCGCGTCATAAATAGGCTCAATCCGAATCCTCTGCCTTTCATCATCCGCGTCCTCCGGATACGCATACTCAGTCCTGAGCCTCCATGCGCCAATCCCGCCGGTCACGGCCTCCTCAAACGCGTTGTCATACGCTTCCTGCGCCCCACTGTACTGCTCGTCCGCTCGATACAAACCAGCACAGGTATCAGCCAGTTTATCGTACTCTCCATCCTCTTTGGAGGCAAAAGCTACCGTAATTCGATTGTTCCGGTACTCATTACAAACTCGCAGTACACTCATGTGTACTTTATTTACCTCAAACCTAGGCTTGTTCTCAAACTGATCACCCAACGGTCCTTCCCACTGCGCTCCAGCAATCGAGGTAAAACGCCTATCCTGCAAACAGAGCAACCGTTCGTTACGAAGTGCCGCTTGAATTGTATCAAATTCCAGCACCGCGGCGGCGTGAATATCGGCTAACTTCGTTTCTTTACTCATAATAGTTACCTTGACCTAGCAAAAAAACTCTTTACAGGCAACAACGCAACGCCAGCATTTCGCGCCCGTGATTTTGCCTGTCCAGCCCTATTTAAACCGCTTACTACCAGATAGCGAGTAGCATCCATAAGATGGTCGTGTTCCTTCACCACCTTCCCATTTGTGTCACGCCGGTACAACCGAAATTCTGAAACCCCGTTGTTCAGACTCTTACACACTTTCAATCGGCCAGTACTCATTCTCTGCCACACATCGTACAGGCATGTTTCGACGGCATTGTTTGCCACTGCCAGATCCAGTCCCAGCGCCTTGTACCTTGAAAACAACTGCTGCCCGTCTCCCTGCGCCCGTCCGCGACTGGCCGGATCGATCACACCTGGCAATCCGATACCCCGCGCCCGAATCGCCTCCGCGTGAATTGCCGGTTCCGCCTGTCCCCTGTAATGCTCCGAGTACAAGTACGCGCACCCACTGTCCTGATCCAACGCAGCAAACACCGCGGCAGTCCGGTTCCAGCCCACATCCATTCCATACGCCCTGGGCCAGTGATCCGGTATCTCAAAATCCGGCACCACAATGTCACTCTCCGGCACCGGATAAATTGCACCAGCACCCAACTGAGGCACCCCCTTGGAACGCGCATCCCGCTGAAACGGAGGAATTGACTGCCAGAGTTCTTTCTTCTGCTCGTCACTGAGATGCGGCACATCATCCCAGGTCGCCATTCCCACATACTTTGACCCATCCGCACGCTCGACCACCTCACCGTCCTGCAGGAATGCCATCACCGTTTCACTCATCCCCATCAGAGGCGTGAACGTCAGCATCGTCATTCCATCGTTGGTCATCGTTCGCAGAACGCACTCCGTATACACATCAAGCGGTGGTTCTTCATCCAACCAAATGATATCCTGCTCCGTTCCTTGAAACGCCTCCCGCCTCTGGTCGTAACTCTTAAACACCAACCGGCTTTCATCCCCGCTCTGATGCCGTACCACCACAATTTCCAGCGCCTCTGCCACCCCCGCTTTCGAGGTCGTCCGCAAAATATCCTCCTTGGGTAACAGGCCCGTCCCGTAGTTCCCTGGGGCGCCCATCAGCTTTAACTGCAAAATATCGCGAGTCGTCTTCCCCGTATCCCCTGCCGCCCAAGCAGAAATTCCCTTCTTAAACCGGCGCCCAGTCCACCATTCCGGATACCGGCCCGTCAAATGCAATGCCAGTTCGTACCCACCAATCCCCTCGGTCTTCCCAATACGGTTTGCCGCCATCATCAACCGCTCACGATACTTCAAACCAGCACTGAAAAATGCAATGTGCTTTGGGTATAACTCACGCCGGATCGGTCCCTCGTCCGGATAGTACATCTGCAACTTCCGCTCCTTCGCACGCCGGAGCTTCTCCTCCAGTGCCATCGCAAGGAGCTTCTTCAACTCCTCACCCTGGGGCGCAGGGGGCGCCTCCGGTGCCGGTATCACCTCTGGTTCCGGCGCCGGTGCTGATTTCTTGGGCCTGCCGCGTTTCTTTGGCTCACTCATACCTCGTCAGGGGCACTCACAGGTTCCTCCACAGGGCAGTCCGGATGCCGGTTCCGTTGGATCATTGCAATCCCCTCGACCACCTCAGACCTCTCACTGTCTACGATGATCGTAACGTGCGGATGCGCGTTCTGTCCCAACCACTCCATCACCATTGCTACCAGTCTCTGTAACTCAGCTAATTTTTCCTCATTCATAATTAAAAAGGTGTGTTATCCAAATCGTCGTCATCACTCCCAGCAGGCTTCCCCTGCGCCTTATCCGAATCATCATCGCTCACAGCATGTTTCCCCTGCGCCTTATCGGCACTGCCAAGCATCTGCATCATCTCGCCAATCACACGCAGTTTACTGCGCTTCTCCCCGTCCTTCTCCCATTGTTCCAACTTCAACCGGCCCTCCACATACACAGGCTTCCCCTTCTTCAACCACTTGCCAGCAATCTCCGCCACCTTCCCAAACATCACCACATCTACAAACGTAGCCTCCTCCTTCTTGTTCCCTGCAGGATCTGTCCAATTCCGGTTAATCGCCAACCCATACTCCGCAATCGCACTCCCATTCGGCAGATACTTCAGATCCGGATCTCGCGTCAGATTTCCTATCAACATCACCTTGTTCAGATTCGCCATACTATAATTCCAGTATAAATGCTATTTAACTACTTCAGCTTCAATTGTTACTACGTCTCCCAAAATTCCCTGCTTCTTACAAGCACCCATGATCTCAGCCACTTTCAGTGATAACTGATCGTCACTCATCTCGCTGAGTTCCAACTTCAAAGGCTCATCCTTCATCCCCGCTATCTGCGT